GATTCTGCATGATAGGCCGTGACTGTAATGACATCCGCTGCCGACACTCTTACTGATCCATTGCCAAATTGTACGTTTTCGGTTGGATGTGACGCGCTCGTACGTCCGACGGCTTTGACTGTTCCGTTTACTTTTAGCTTAAACTTAACCGGTGCGCCGCATGAAACAATAATACCATCGACGTATGCAGGCGTTATACCAGCTATTATATGAGAAATGATTATCGTCTCTGTTGCCGTGACAACGTTTATATCTTCCGCAAACACATTGAACGGCGTTCCATTGTTAGACGAACCGCCGCCACCGCTAACCAATGCGAGGGGACTAATATCAGACAAGTCTTGGTATTTATCCCCCCTCTTGTTTACTAATTGCACGGGGATCGCTTGCTGTGGCTTATTGTTAAGAATGAAAACCCGTTGAGTCAATGCTTCAAGTCCATCAGATTGCTTTGTGACGGCTTTGATTAGCTGATTGAGCAATGAGACGGTTTCCTTCGCTTCTTTAGTCTCAACGACGACCTTTGTGGTTACAATTGGCTCTGGTGCAATGACTTCCACTTTTGTCTCTAGTTTTTTGTTAGAAAACAGTTTGATACTTCTATCCAATGCAGCCAATAAGGCTTTAAGGTCTGTATTTGAATGTACGGATTTTATTGAGGCTTCATTGATAGCTACAACAACGTCATCTAAACTGTTTTTATTTTGTTCTTTCTGACTGCTTGGCATTTTGTGAATCTCTTGCAAAGAGTTCATGATACTTGTTTCCAAGTCTATGATCTTATCACCTATTGCTTGCTTAATAACTTCCGTTGACTTGCTTTTTAATAAACCCTTCCTAAAAGTTCGTTCTTGGACTTCTTTTAAGAGCAGGACTTCATTTGCTGTGTCTACGTCCGCAAGTAGCTCCTTTTCAAGCTCTTGGATTTTTCTTAATTTATTCTGATTCATAGCCTCTCAATAGTTCGGCGTACTCTTTTATCTTGGCGGCTTTTGTAACAATCTCTTGGTCTCTCTTTTCTTCAAGTTCTTTTGTTTCCTTAGCGATTCGCTTATTTTCTGAAAGTTCGTTTGCCTTTGAAACATCGACAACAGCGAGGACGACACATCGACAGTTTGGATGTAGCGCTGGCTCTCCGATTGCGCGGTAATTTGTTTCGTAGCCCTCAATATTCCCGTTCTTGTCAACGAAATTACCGCTGATACTAATTGTCTCACCATGTAATGCGGCGCAATATGGGCAAACTCTTTCATCAATTGCCGTATACCAGCTTTTTTTCGTAACCACGCCCGACTCTTTCCATGCCTCAACAGAAGCCATGTTTTGTGTTGTTATGACTTCCGTTCTTGCAATCGTTTGCGCTCTATCTTTTGAGAAAGCTGTACTTTTTTTAATAGTGCTAGCTATTTGGTCGATTGATTGCCCTTCTGAAAGTCCGGTAGACAAAACCTCTTTCAAGATATCCGATGTTGTATCTGTTACGCCGCCAGCATAAAGATTAACGTTTTTATTAATGATTTTCTCAATGCGCGCCGATTCAATATCTAAGGAATACTCAATTGCATTTTCATCTAATGACGCTTGACCTTCAACGGCGAATATCTCTTTGAACGTATCAAGTAAAGCAGCTATTAGGGCTTTTTTCTCGTCGGATTTATCAAAGAAATCATTGACCCCTTTTGTAGCCTTCTTGCTGTCCTTCATTGCCGTCTCTACCCGTTCCGCCTGTTCATTAAAGAATTCAGTCATTTCTTTAGCAAAATCCTTTTCAAACGATGAAGCTCTGCTTTCGATTGCATCTTTACGGGCCAGCCCTTTAGTTTCAAACTCTTCATCTTTGTCCACTGCTATTTTTAGCTCTGCAAATGCCTCTGATAAGCCTTTAGCTAGTTCCGTTGATCGATCAATAGATTTGACCGTCTTCTCTGGTATCAGCTCGCGAGGTTCGGTACTACCGACAGCACTACGCGAAAAATCTATGTAAATGCTACTTCCACCCTTCACGTCGTTTAAGCCCTCACGCGCCCTAACCTCGTTGATTGTAAGCCATCCCGAAGCTAAGCCTCTTTGATACTCATCAAGCTCATCCACCCTATTGTTTGGCGTTGGGTCTACATAACCAAGCTCTAAACTGTCATCGCCAAACATAGGGATAAAGAACTCGTTTAATGTGTCAACAATACGGCTCATCTTTGGCTTGATACATCGAGTCGTGTAAACGTAGTCTGTGGTTTTAGCTGACGCATAGTTCACATCTTCCACAATACCGAGCGAAGGTTTAGGAACGCGGAACATCGCTAGAATCTCATCGCGTGAGAACCTTCGCTGTTCTACAAAATCCATATCCTTCGCGGTCGTGCCGAGAACGGTAGCTTTTAAGCCTCCCCATAATATGCCTACGCCATTTGATTTGTTTGGACCACCATGTGCGTCCTTCCAAGATGAAAGAAGTTTTGCTTGTTCGTCTGGACTTAGCGTATCCGGTGATTCGAGTATAACGTCTGGCCTTGCACTGTTAGCAAAGAAAGAAGCGTTGTATTCTCTTGAATAGTTATCTGCGTCAATAGACGCGGACGAAGCCTCAACAACACCCATACCGCGATATGGGCTTACTGGATTAAAGTTTTTGAAATGAATAATGTCATTTGCTGGAATGCCGTACTTTTGACCATCTGCTGTGTAGACATATCCCTTAATATATTCTTCTTTCGATGGGATAACTGTAACCAAGTCGGGACGTAGCGGCCAGATAGCAAGCGGAACACCTCTCCCATTTTTTACGATATACCAGAAGGCATTTCCCTCTAAATCTAAATACGCTTGTGTTGATTTCAACACCTCAAACTTAGTCATGTAAGGGTTAGCTTTAGCCAGAACGTTAAGGATTGGGTGTTCATCCAGAAGGGGCGCGTCTTTTTTATTCCCTTTCTTCAAAGTAAACTCTAAATCGCCAACGGAGTCCGATATAAGATTCACGCAAGCATATACCCACCCCGTATACTCCTCAAGATAGGCGCGACGCTTTCGGTTATTTAAGAAACTATTAAATACGCCTCTTCCCGTAGTATAGCTCCCCATTGGTATGTTTTGGCCATTATTTCCCTGAAACCCTTTGATGGCGTTCCTGATATTTGTGATAATTCCCATATAGTTGTTATCTCCATTATAACTTTTATCCGAACGATACGCCAATAGATGGGACTTCGATTAATAAACGCCATGACATTTCCGCAGCGTCTACACGGTCGTCATGCTTCTCTACACCGAAGCCAAGCATTTCTTGGACTAAATCCTCTTGTCCTTCCCTAGCAAAGAGAATCTGTTCATTCTCTATATATGGTACCATAATTTCAAGCCTTGCACGCTTATCTTTTGTTTGTTTTATCCCTTTGACGTTTATTCCAAACCTTCTCCTAAACTCTTCGATCGCTGCTTTTTGATAGGCTACATCTTCAATCCCTAATATGATGGTTATACCCGGATAAGCGATGGCGATGGATTTATACATTGCATATATTTGTGTCAATGCTTCGTTAAAATTCCATCTCCCTGCAACATTCCTTAAGTTGTAATACTTGGCCCTAAACTCTCCCTCGCCTTCACCTGCGACGTTGATTGCTGTTCTATCTGCACTCTCTGATTGAGATATAGCTAAATCGGCCGCGATAGCAATACGCCTTAACTTTGGCAATTTATGATAATAACCCACGCGTTTTATTAGCTGGTCGTCTTGTGGGATAATAATTAAACAATACTCACGCATAAAGAAAGCATTTCCCATCTTCCTAATGTTATCGACCTTCTCGTCTGTATATTCTTCGGGCCATAGGTTTGTGCCGTCTTGGTCTATAAGTGGAAACTCTCGATAAAATGCACCTTTGATTAATGGTATCTTTACTTTGAGCCTAGATACAAAACTGTCTTGGTGTAGCAAGTTACCCAATACGACCATTTTGCCCGTCTTTGAATCCATGCACGGGTAGCAATCAGAAAAAAACCAATCCTCCGTTTTGTCTCTCCCCTCCTTCTTTTTCACATCGTCAATGTTCTCTATATCATCGCAAATGATGAGGTCTGGTCTAAATTGCTTATGACGTAAGCCACGCATTTTTTGTCCTCTTGACCGTGACATGACGCGAACCTCGTTTTTCAAAAGTATAT